GTGAACTGGTTGAATTTGTTATAGACCGCCATTTTGCTCTCCGTAGGTTACCTTTAAGGTAACTCAGAATTGTACATAACGACGGCGCGCATAAGTTTGCGGGAACCGCCAGCTTTGACCACGATACACGTTTTGGTGTGCAGCTTCAACTTTTGCCTGCGATACACCTGACTTAAAGTTACGCAAGTGCATTTGGGCCAGTTGTGGTGAAGAATATGGCTTTGCAAGTTGGCTCATCATGCGCCCAAGTAGCCCATCGAGGATTTCTACGCCATATTTATTCAAAATCCAATCTGGAAAAACTGGATAACCTTCACGGGTAACTGGATCTGTAATTGTTTTGAATACCCGGCAAAGATACGTGTCCGCATTTTGAGGGGAATTAGCAAGAACAACATATCCAAGTGTAGGCATGAACGCTTTTTGCGGAAACTCTTTTGAGTCTACTACGCCAACAAGGCGGGTAATCGAACCCTGATCGGGAACAACTTGGTAGGTAAACGCATCTGGATTTTGAAGATACAAAGATGTTGTTGGGGTTACATCAAAAGAAATATCTTCGTACCAGATGTTTGAAGTTTGGAAGAACTCATTCATAACCGAAAAAAGTTCCATCTGGATTGCAGCATCAAGCGCACCCGGAAGTCGCATCCGGGCGTGATCAATCAGGCGAGTCATATCAGCGTTTGCCATTGGTCCCTCATGCCTGAATAGTGATCATCTGCGACATAAATTTGTTCAAGAACGCTGCGGCCCGGGTATCTTGCGTGTTTTCTTCATCGCGAAGCTGCGCTTGCCCACAGATATAGTAAACAAAAGCAACTCGATACATAGGATCAATAGGTACAGAGGTGCCCATAGCGCTTGTGCTAAAGTCTGGAAGAGACGTATTGAAGTATGTTTTGAGCAGCTCAGGGCGCAAACGACGAGCCTCTAAGATACCCATGTTTAGTGCCTCGACTAAATCCAAATCTGGATATCGGTATGGCACATTTTGGTCGAGCAAAAGAGCTCGAGCCCGATCAACAAAGTCTTGGACAGTATCGAGCGCCATAATTCACCTTACCTTGTGAGGTAACAAGGGGGGTTTTAACCCCCCTTATCAATTATGCAACTTGACCAACTGGGTAAATAGTGACCGCAGGAGTCGCAATTGCAGTTACAACGCCACGATACTGCCGAGTCGTAGTAATTGGCTGGGCAGCAGTAGCATAAGTATTGGTAATCGTAACGTTTGTACCGCCAGACAGAGTGGCCGTACCCGAGCTGGTATGACCATTTTGGATGATCAATTCAAAAGTCTGGCCAATCTGAGCATTTGGAATTGCCGCAACAATAGCTGTTGCAGTATCCGTAGTGACAGTTTGAGCAGCCGTTTGGCCCGAGAGGGTAACAATATTGTTTACCATCTGGGCAGCAGTTAGGGTTGGTCCGCTAGAAGTGACGCTGGTTACGGTTTTTTGGTTCGAGGCATTGGCGACATCAACAACAGTATTGATGGCATCGCTCAAGCTAGTTTGGGTAGATGCAAAACGGGCCATTGTATATCCTTTCCTAAGGAGTAGCTGGTTAAAGGGGAGCCAAGGCTCCCCTCATTTCAATTATGCCTTGGTAACGACAGACTGAGCCAAAGCAGTACCATCTACAACTTGGTAGCCATAGATCTGCAAGCCACGCAACAGCGTACCAAAGGTCAGCTCCGAACGCAGGGTCTCGACTTTCGAGATTTGCGAAGCAAAGGTCAGACCATGGGCATGGCCGGCATAGACAGCATACTCGTTAGCAGCCAAGCCACCTGCGGTGCCGGTAGGCAGCAGGTTGGACGAGTAGATGGTAAAGCGGTCAACCATACCAACACGACCGTTACGTAGAGGCGACATCGAGTCACCGGTGATGTAAGCTTGACGCAGATCCGAGAACTTCAGTTGCGAAACAGCCCATACTGGCAGGATAACCCAACGGCCTTCTTCTGGGATATTCTGCTCATCCAAGGTTTGTGCCAAACGCAACAACAGATCCAAGATTTCAACTTGGCCAGTCGATGGGGAACGCGATACCAATGCTAGGGGGGTACCCGTTGCACCAAGGTTAATGCTGCTGGTAATTTTACCCGCAGTAGTACCTTTATTTTTTGCGTTCATACCGCCCAAAATACCGCCCAAAACGTCGGTATCGACGTTGATTTTGAGCTGTTGAGCCGCGTCATCCGACCAGATCGACAATGCGTTCAAGTCCGACTGTACATCCATAACGTCGTCTAGGATGGTATTGAAGTACTTGCCGTTGCCGATATACAGCTCGACACTCGAGCCTTCGGGACGGTCGATGGACAAGGTACCATCGGCCTTATAGTCACGAATGGTAATAGTGGGCTTGGTGCGGATTTTCACACGGTCGCCTTGGTTGCGAATTTCGCCTTCGTAGTCGGTATTCGAGATAGCCGACAGAACGGTCGAGGCGTAAAACTTTTCAACCAGTTTGCCAGACCAAATTTCAGGAATAAACCCGTTGGACTGGAAAGCGTTACCGACACCACCCGATGGGTAGATAGACGGAGCGCCAGTGCTGCCAGAAATAGGGAACGAACCGGATGGGATTGCCATTTTTAAGAGTCCTCAGAAGAAGGTTTTCAACGGATGCGCCCTTCGCGTTGCGCCTCGAAGATTTGGGCTTCGAGTTTATTTTTTTCTGCATCCCGACCCCGGTAACGACCGGCGGCTACGTCTGCATAAAAAGTAGCAACTTGAGCGCGTGAGATGTTGGGCTTCTCAGCGGGCGCGTGTGCGGATGCCGCCGTCTTTGCTCTGCCGGGAGCCGCAAGGTTCTGGAGCGGGATTTTACCGACCGTCGTGGTCTCGTAATCCGGCTCTCCCTGTGCGGGGGCCACAGCAGCCTCTTCAGCGAGGAAGCCATTAAAGAAAGCAAGTACACGGTGGACATTACCCTGCGCATACGCTGCTTTCAGCATATTATGACGAATATCACCAGAATAGGCATCAGGCAACTGTAACCAGTTCAAAAATTCCTGATTAGTGTTCAAATTACGCCAATCTGGTAACTTTTCGTCAAGAGTTGCCAGTAATTTCTGGTGAGAGTCCTGTACTTGAGCCCCGGATACGCCCTGTAGGCGTTCTTCAAGCTCAGCAATTTTTTGTTGGTATGCACCAATAACAGGTGCCAACTCTTGGCGAGCTTTCTTCCCAACTACGTTTAGGAAGTCTTGCCCGTAATCATTTGCCTCTTCATCTGTAATCAAAGATTCGGCCGAAAAGTCAGGCAAATTTACTTTTGCCGGTGCAGAGGCTGCACTTGCTTGCATTGTTGCAATGACATTTTGCAGTCCTTGAATTTGTTCAGAGAGCTGTTTGATTTGCTCTTGGCTGCGGGTATACCGGCCATGAACAGATTTATACTTGTGCTCCCACGACTCGTCAGCGGCAGATGGTGCAGCTTCTTGGGTAACAGGATTCTGTACCTCACCGCCTTGTGCAAGAGAAGCAGCAGACTGTTCAGGGTTACCTTGTGAGGTTACTTGCTGTTGTTCTTCAGCCGCCTGCTCTGGTTGATCCCGGTATGTATTATAAAACTCGTCAGAGCGAGCTGCGGCAGCAAGAACTGCGGCCGGCATCTTTACATTGGTATCATACCCGAGGGTTTGTTCTTTGATCATTTCGTTTGCTTTCAATTTTGTCAGCGCTTGTTAAGCATTCTACCAGAATGCCATAGAGGCGCGCAGTTGCCTGAGCGCGTCCTTGGGTTACGGGTAGAAGTTCAAGGGGTGACTGGATGCAGTTCTGAATTTGCTGCGACGAATAGTCTTGTAATGCCCCTAAAAACTGTTTCCAGCTATCAGGGGCATTTCTGGCAAGCAGCGCTGCCTTCATTGCTAGGTCGGACTCTACGGTCACTTTGATGGCCGCTCGCCAAGAGGGGCGGTTTTTTTGTAATCCGTCCGTTGTGGATCATCTGAACCACACCCATCAATATTTCGCACTGATGGGGTAGGCGAGCCTTTTACATTTTTACCGTAAAAGGTCCGCTGTAGATCATCTGAACCGTTTCCATTCAAGGCCATAGTATGGCTCCTTATGCGGTGAGGATAGTATCCCAAGTGCCGGTAACAACACAGGTAAAGATAGCGCCTTTAGTAGCGGCCAAACCATAAGCAGCGTTAGCCGATAGGGCGTTAATCAAATCGCCGGTAGCGGGAAACACGTTCATCGAGTTTGTAGCTGCCTTGTTGAATACGGTAACCTGCGCACCTGCAACAGCAGTTGGCAGCTTAACGCTATCAGCAGCAGAAGCTACAGTAGTGACCCGGTTAAACGATGCAGTCAAAGCAACCGCATTGGTTTGACCACCGCCTGCATAGGCAGTGATCGCATTGGTGCACGAGGACATTGCGGCAATCGTGCCGGGAATATCGCTCGAATCAACAAAAATTTTAGGAACAGCAGACATTGATCACGACCTTTCGATTAGCGGGGTTTTGCAGCAACAGAACCAGTAAACGGAGCCATGTGGCCGTTACCAGTGTTGACATTGAACGAGTTATCACCAGCGCGTCCACCGGACGAAACTTGGCCGGCAACTGCGGGTGCAGCGCCACGCTGTTTACCCATAACGCCGGTACCGCCGCCTTTAGGGGCATTGTTGCCCGGCTTTGGGGCTTTAACTTGCATGGAAACGCCAGCTTCAGAAGGCTCTGAGCTCATCTGGCTAAACATTTTCGTCGAACCACCCTTGGCAAAAGTGTTGTCCTTAACGGATTTCACTTTGCTCTTGGGCGCGGAATTAGGATTCATCGCCATTTTTGACCTCACTTTTGCTTGCTAGAGATGACTTTCCCACCGCCGGCAAGCGTCGGTAAGTAGGAAGTGGGTTTTGCTGGCGCCCCAAGTTTCATATCCTTAGGTGTAGCATAATTTTTGGGTTTTGGGATGTACCCAATACGAGGTTTTTTTAACCCCAAATTCATGCCCGGACCACGCATTTGCCGAACAGCAGGAGTACTACCCGTGCGCGGAGTTTTTGCCATGTTTTTCATCACTGACCTCCTGAGATATTGGTGCGCGGACCCATATCACCGGATGCACCAGTTCCATTCTGCCCGCCTTGTGCAGCAGCAGCATTATTACCCATACCACCATGGCCGGGTATTCCCTGCATAGCAGCGGCCGCAGCCGATGCCTTTTGCATTGCATCAAGCTGCTCTTCAGACGGAACAATATCCGCGCCGGGCATACCGATTGTAGATGCAACATTACGCAAAATTGCCGCGCGACCTTTAGGCCCGACAATTTGCGAGTCGATCGGGTTGGCAGTAATCTGTAGAAACTCAAGCTGACGAGCCCGCAGAGTTTCTTTCTGAACTGCAACCGAAACACCGAGTACGCGAACCTTCTCCTCACCGGTCAAAAGACCGGAAGTATCGGTTAACATAATCATATCGAACAGAGAGCCTAGGAGGGGCTCTAGAACGTCGCGGTCAATGTTAGCTGCAACGGTCTGCAAAATCTTAGAGGCGTTGCCCATAAGCATAGCCAAGCCCGATGCAGTACGTCCTGCACCGCCGCTAGCACCGCCGCCAGAGAGGTACTTGGGAATAGCGGATAGATCATCAGCCATATTCACAAATTGCTGATAGACCCCTAGGAGCTCCTGTGCATTGGACTGTGGCTGAAAGAAGTCGATCGGCTTCTGTGAGTTGTTACCCATTGGGTCAGTCTGAACGTGCCAGCGTTTCCATGGATACAGTTCTTCGCCATCTTCATCAGAAGTTAGGCGGTCATCGTTGACCACAACTTGCGGACCAGAAGCAATTGATAGGTTGTTGATCAATGCACGTAACGTGGCATTACCAGCTTCTTGGATATCGTTCAAAATATCGGGCAAGCCGTTACCCACCGGAGTACCGGGAACTTTTTCAAAGCTTGTGATGTAGTAAGGATGGCGCTTACGTGGCGATGGTGCCATCTGAACTTTGATAATAAACCGGCCGATGATCCAAGCTTGAACAAAATAATCCCGGAGTGGGTCCGGGATTTGTTCAGCAGTCATACCGGCTTCAAGCAACAAACGTCCCTGCACGTTACCTGTAAACTCAAGGCAATTGATCATTCCAGAAAGGTTGATTGTCGGGTTTTCACGGGACTCTTGAACAGCGCGCTCAGCGTCTGTGATGTCAATCTCGTCGTTTAGACCGCCCCGGCCGTACAAATCTAGAACTTCACGAATTGCCTCGGTGTTATACCCCGGCAAATCAAGCAAGTCGTTTAGGTCGGCACGGGTAACACGAGTACGTTCGATAACGGCCGCATCTTCAATATCCGAAACGCCCGGAGTCCACCAAAGATCAAACGGAGATACCCGTGACCAAGTTAGCTTGGGCATTTGTTTGATTGAAGCGGTGTTATTTTCCCAAGTAACTACGGGCAGAATGCGAACAACTGGCCCTTTCATTGCTGCAAATGGAAACAATGGTAGGTCAGTGATGAACTCAGACAATGCTTTATAGAATCCGCCATCTTTCAGGATTCCATCAAGCTTATCTTCTGCAATATGGGCTTGTGCTGCGCCCTTTTTCTTTGCGGCCTGCCGTGCTGCCTCTACAAGCTGCATAGTCCGATCGCGAATTGTATCAATATCGGCCGGTTGCCCCTGTGCCGACATACTTTGGATCTCACCTTGAACCAGTTCGTTCACTGATTTCATGATTTCTTGAGGAATCTTAGGGTCATCCGGTGCATCAAGACCCCATGGGCGGTCTGGAGATAGGTAAACATCCCGCAAAAGCGACGATGCACCCCGGCATTTCATTGCTACGATACGGGCGTAAACCTCAGAACCCCCGAATTTCCGGATTTCGTTGAGCTTGTTAGCATCATACCGGCCGTTAAACACCCGCATTGCTGTCAAAAGCCGGTCTGACCAACCTGCAAGGGCGTTATTCCGGTGGCGTTTATAGATATCAAACTGCCCACGGATATAACTGGCAAGAGAT